AATTTAAAGGAGTAACAATTATGCTAAACATTGTTCAAAATATAATAGCCAGAATGTTATTAGCAATAATTCCTAGTATAATATGGACCATCTTATCTTATGGTATTATATATCTAAAAAATAATCATTTATCCGAACAATTTTTAAAAACATTTAATGCTTTAATCCTTGCTAATTACATTATAATAGTATTAGTTTTAATATTCTTCGTTAGAGATAATTTAGTTTTGTTTTAACCCAAAAAATCCTAAGCCACTTTTGGCCTAGGATTTTAACGTATTTAATAAGTATATGAATTATCTTCATAAACAGTTACCCCTGCAAATTTACTCATAATTTCTAGTTTTTCTTTTACTGTCCTGTTTAGCATATTTCTTACATAATTCTCTACTATTTTTCTATCTGAAGAACTACTTGGTTTGTATTCTAATGCATATAAAATAAGTTTTTGAGTGTATGTAGCTCCTTTTATTGAGTCAATATAATCAAATACTTTGTCTTTCTTGCTTCCTGTTATCGACTTTCCATTAACTGTTCCATCGTCTTTCTTATCTGCCTTAAATTCTTGTGCTTTATATTGCAAGTACTTACTCATATTTAAGCCCGAGCCTGTAAAAGATTCTTTAACTATATCATATTTTGTATCCTTTTTTCCTAGTGAATTTTCATATATTGCCTTTTTAGTTTTTTCATTGTATTTACTATTGGCAAGAACCTCTAATTTTTCTGAATCTTTGTCTAATCCTTGAGTGTTAGCTAAAAATTCAAAATAATTGCTAGTATTGCCACCGGCTTTTTTAATAGCATTTGTTACTTGTGATAATGTACTCTGTTCATTCTTCAAGCAATTTTGTCTAGCATAATCAATTTTTATTTGTTCTGTACTATAACTATATACCTTTTCTATTGCTAATTGCTTTTGAGAATCGGACAATTTTTTATATCCATCAGAATTTATTAAATTCTTTAATAATTCATATGAAGTTTCTCCAAATTGTTTTTTATATTTAGCAAATTCTTTTGATGTCATAACATATTTCTTTTTATCTATTGTCAGATTCTTGTTTATAGTATCAGGGAATACTGAACTTTCTCCAGTGTTCTCATACACCTTAGTAATCTCTTTGTCTACATTGTTTGAATTTAATTCTTTTCTTGCCCATGGGAATACTGCATTTTCCAATGCTCTTAAAGCAATGTTATCTGATTGTTTCTGTTCTTGTCCCCATATATCAGTTTTTATTGGAAGTTTTTGTCTTAATCCAGGGATTTTATTCATTATTTGAGTTCTTGTTGTATCTATTGCTTTTGGTAATACACCTGTTTTTGTCGAAGTAGTATTTCTTTCATATTCATCAGTTGTTTTAGCAATTTGACCTAAAGCTGTTGGTATAAATTGATTTACGTATGATTTAATTGAATTTGTTCCTATACCAGCCAACATTTTTGAACTTCCTTGATCATAGCTTTTAAGTGCAGATGTCAAACCACTAAGCATAGACATTTCAGTCATTGGGTTCATTGCATTAGTAAATGAATCTAGAATATTCATTGATGCATCAATTACTTTGTTATAGAAAACATCCTCATCACTAGAAGATGTTTTCTTTTCTTTTTGTGCTTTCATCAATTCATAACATTCTGCTCCTATAAATAATGGAATACCTGATGGAGCAAGCCAATCTAATGAATATGTATTGTTTCCAATTGTTATTGCATAGTTTTGACTGCCTCTTCCTTCTTCAAATTTTTCCTTGTCTTCATCATCGCTTCCAGTTGCCTTTAAGACTCCACAGTTTGCAAGAGCATATCCCACTAATGCTATTCCTGTTCCTGTTAATCCTTTAGAAATGTTGTCTATATATTTATTAGCTGTAATATTGCCTTTTCTTAACTGAGCTGTATCATATACTGCACTCTTTACTAGACCAACTGGACTATATTCTAGCCCAGCTTTTGCGACATTTATAGGTGTCTTCTTGAATGGCAATGTAGCATCTAATACGAACTTTGAGAATTTATTCTTATTAGATAATTGATTTATCAATGAAGCTAATTGGCTGTCTTGATGAAATGTAGCTTCCTTTGCCTGTTCAATAGCAAAATTTCTTGCTTTTCCTAGCTGTTGATCTGTTATAGTGTCTGGAGTTAATTTGTTTGCAGTCATGTATTCTGATAGAGCTTTTACATAACCTGCTTTTAATCCCCAACCATCTTCTGCTTCTAGTGCTTTATTATTTAAGTCAAACGCTTTTCCAATTGTATTTTCCATTGCATCGCTTTTGAATGTACGCATATTATTTTCTAGTCTAGTTTTGGGATTATATTTATTTTCATTTAAGCCTAGTCTGTCAACAACATTTTCTATATCTGCCTTAGCAAATGCTTTTACTTCTTTGCTAGCTGGAATTACGGTATGATTTCTTTCCATGTATGGATTTATTTTGCTTACCGCACTTTCTATTCCTCCTGCAACTTTATTCTTTATTCCTTGTACTCCCCCCATTGCTGTATTTCCTACAATGTTTCTTATATGGGTTCTAGGATTAGCCAACATTGAGAAATATCTCCAGGCATCAATTTTTTGTGCCGTTGTTTTTGTTACTTGTTGTCCTAACTCTTTATATACTTCATTTAAGTTTTGTTTTAGTATTTTAGCGTTTTCAGAGTTAGTAATTTTGTTTAACATTTCTGGTGTCAATTTAAATTGTTCCGCATCTTCTCCTCTTGTTCTTTTTAAGTCTTTGTTCATTTTGTCTACTGACCTTTGCAACCACACTGCTTGACCTTCTGGAGTTTGATGATTCAACAAAGACATTGCTTGTACTGTTTGACCAGCTGTTGTTCCTGCCATTGCTGTTGCTTGAATGGCGTCCTGCAATTTTGTTTTATTACCAGTTTTGGAATAATATTGTATTAACCTTTCTCCTATTGCTATATCTTCAGCTTTTATAGTACCTCCAGTAGTTGCTCTTGATAGTAAAGACGCTAATTCGCTATCAGCTCCAGTTGTTGATATTCTGTCATCAGCTAATTCTAATTGTTTTGAGTTGGATTCTGGAACATAAGTATCAGTTCCCATTAAACTTTTAGCAATTGCCTTTGCTTCATCAGTTGTATAGTTACTTTTTATTATTGACTCATAATGCTTTCTTCTTTTTTCGCCCTCTTTCTTCTGTTTAGTCCACTCGCCAGTTTCTAATTCATTAGAGGTATCTTGTGTTTTTGAACTTTCATTCATATTAAAAGAAGTAGAATCATCTACTCCTTGTTTTCTATTATTTCCTTCGTTTTTAATATTACTTGTCTGTTGGTTGCTGTTGGGTGTTCCTTCAGAAATTCCAACATTTTTTTCTGCTGTTCTTCCGTTTTTAAATTTGTCATTGATGTCATACACGCTTCTTCTTCCAGTCCCGCTTCCCTCATCATTTTCAATATTTGTTTCACTAATTCTGTTACTTGTATCACTTCCATCAATCCCTTCATTTAAAATATTAGTTTCAGTTTTATCTTTAACTAATCCTAGGTTTTCCCAGCTTTCAACTAACTTTACCGGAACTTGTTCTATTCCTAATTCACTTGCAATCTTTAGTCTGTGATTTCCATTTTCAATAGCAAATGTTCCGTCATTTTTTCTGTATATTTCAATTGGCTCTACAATCCCATTCTGTCTTATACTTTCTCTTAAATTTTCTATTTGTTCGGTTGTTCTATGTCCTCCATCTTTAGCCAATTGGCTCAAATCATTAGTATTTATATTTTTAGTTTCGCCTAATTGTAAATTATTATACTCTTTAATATTATTTTTTTCAATACTATTTGGGATATTTTGACTACTTCTAGTTTCATTTATGACATTATTTATTTCGCCAGTTTCTAATTCATTTGAATTATTTTGTTTTTTTTGCATATAATTATCAGTAGTAGTATTTTTGACAGAATTATTATTTTGTGATATACTATTGTTAATAGTAGATATATTGTTATTTGTATCTACAGAAGAACTAATTCCCTTAGGCAATTGGAGCCTAGTAGTGGGTAGTTCTTTTATTATGCCTTCATCTATATCATATAGTAAATTGCCTTTTGCTATTTCTGTTTTCATAAATCTATCATAATTATTCTTTCCATATGCACTTGTCAATCTATTAGAAAGAAAATCAATATTACCTATTTGTCCATTATAATTTACTTCTATACTTGCTATTATAGGTCTTTCATTTGTGTCGGCTAGATCTGTGATAACAACAATACTGTCTTTATTACTTGAAGACTGCAAAACATTTAGTGGATTCGCTATAGCTTCTGGTATCTTCTTTATTGTTTCAATTGGCAATCCGTGCATTTGGTCTGTACCATCGCTACTTTCTTTTATTATACTTTTCAATTTTCCTTGTTTTAATACCATCTCTTCGTTATTTAATCCTATTTTTTTAAGGATTGTTGGAGTCTCTCCTAAATATAGAAAGTCTCCACTAGGTAATTTATTTTCTACATACTTATCTATTTGTTCCGAAAAAGTACCGTTACGTTTCAAAATACTTCTTATTTTTTCTTTATTATTATTTGCATCTTCTAAAGAGTTAATATTTTGCCTTATTGAACTAATATCTGCATCTGATACTTCACTCATATTGTTTAATACATCTAACATCATTGTTTTATAATCTTCTGATATATTGCTATTTGTTATTTCTTTACTTGCCATTTGTTTCAATTGATTTGAATATGTGTTTTCTGTGTTTACTGTTGGCAAAAAATTTTGTTCTACATTTGTATTGCTACTTGTTTGTTGCTCTTGTGTTATATATCCATCTCCATTTATTACTTTTTGAGCCTCGTTTATTCTTGAATTTACTTCATTTGTCTTGTTTTGTTGTTGTACTTCTTTATATGTACTTCCACCTAAACCTAAAGCATTTAATGCCAATGTTGTTAATACTGTTATTTTTGCAGTTTCTTTTAATTGGTCAAAGTCCACTACTTTACCATCATCTTGATACATAAATTTGTCAACTGTGTTTTGACCTATATCCGTTAATACTTCTTCTAATACTTCGCCACCTACTTCATAGCCTTTACTTGCTATTTTTTGACCAACTTTTGATTTAATATTTTTTGAAATGAAGTTAACTGCTGTATTATCCAAAGTCCCTTTTGGCAAGAACTTAATTCCACCAGTTAGCTTTTCTGCACCTACCTCAATAGCTCCTTTTAAATCTCCGGCAAGTTTTGCTTTTTGGATGTTATTTTCCTTTAATAGTCCTTCTCCCGAAGCATCTCCTGAAGAAGACATAAACATTGCTACATTTCCTGTTCCTGGCATTAGTGCATTCAATGCCATAGTTGGGGCCATATTACCTAAATTTCGACTAATATTCCCTAATGTCTGCATTGTTGGAGAAAGTTCTTGACTTGCTATTGCATCAGCATTTTTATCAGCTTGAGTCTTTCTTATCTGTTCTACTAAATTCTTGTTAGTTTCTTCCAATCTTTTTCTTCCATTTTCATCTGTAAATTTAGCTAAAATCTTGTTATCTAATACCCTTTGATTATCGTCTGCAACTGATGTTTGCAGATATTGTCCAATAGATTTTCCCCAACCAGTTATCGCTCCTTTAGCAGTATCTATTAAATATCTGGTTTTTGCTGGAAAACTTACTTTAGGATCATTTGACTTCATATCTTCGTAGGTTTGAGAGGATATTGAAGATTCTCCAAGTGGTTGCAAATCCTCTTTTGCAGTTTTTAATGTTTCGTTTTCTTTTTTTAATGTATTTATCAATCTTGAATCACTAAAAGGATTGCTTATCTCTCCTGTTCTTCTTGAATTTGCAATAAAACCTGCTTTTGGTAATTCATATATTTTTTGATCATCTTTTCTTTTCATTTTAGAACTTGCTGTCGGTGACTCTTGAGAGCTTGATGTATCTCTTGTTGTTTGTTTTTCTTCTTCCATTGCAGTTGCTATTTTATTTATTTTTTTCTTTTCTTCATCTGACAATTTAAATTTTATTGCCATAACTTCCTCCTATTGTTTACTCCAGTATTGAATTACTTCTTCTGGAGAACTGAAATATTTTCCGGAATACTTATCATAAATATTTTTACTGATGCCAGGACCCGAAAGTGTTTTTAGTCCTTTAATAATATCTTGTAATGTTATATTTTGGGTAGTTTCAGCATTCGCTTTAGCACTATCTCCAAAAGTTTTAGTATTAGAGCTACTACTTTTTTTCGAACTGCTTGAGCTTCTTGAACTACCCGAGCTACTAGATTTTTTTTTTGAAAGCTCATATTGTTTTAGTGCTAAATCAAATTCCTTTTGCCATTGACTGTCTGAAACTTTGTCCCTACCTACTTTGTAGTTATAATCTCTATCGTTCATTGCTTTTGTGTAATCATAATTTGCAAAATTCATGTAATTCTTTAGCGCATCTTGATATCTGTTATAAGATAATTCATTGTTATATTTTTGTAACTCTAGTTTTGCATTTTCAATATCAGCTAGCAATTCGTTTTCTTTTGCCATGTATTGTAATTGTGTATTATTTAATTCTTGATTTATATTTTGAATTGATTTATCTCTATTGGCTTGCAATGAAGCTAAATTATTGCCATAAGCATTCTCAATGTTTGCATATGCACTTCCCACAGTTCCTGTTTTATCTAAACCTGCTTGCGACAATTGTTGTTCCATTGATTTTTTTGCTAGCATAGAATTAATGTATGCTTGTCTAGCATTATCATTGTATGATTGCATCACATCGTCTTTTTGTGCATTTATTTGATTTGTTGCTATTTGTTGTTGGTTTGTTAATGCATTTTTTCTACTTTCTGCTATTTTTTCGTATTGTGCTAGTAATGCTTGTGAATCATTTCCAACATTTGATGTAGCTTTATTTGCATAAGCTTCTGCTAACTGTTGTGTTGTTTTTGTAGGTTGAGTGGGCTGAGCCTGAGTTGTTTGTGTCGGTTGTGTAGCAACTGTAGTTCCAGTAGTTTTAACTGTATTTGTTTGTCCTGGTAATTTCAACGTATTTCCCGTATATATCAAGTTAGCATTTTTTATATATGGGTTTAGTCCCATAAGAGTACTTACACTTGTATTATATTTTTGTGCTATTCCACTTAATGTATCGCCACTTTTTATTTTATATGTTGACATCTTTCCCTCCTAAAAAATGAGCTAGGTATTAGCCTAGCTCTTATTTCATTTGAATACCAATAATTGTATGCCCGTAAATTCCAGCATAGCTCTCAGTTCCTTGCTCAGTTCTACTATCTACATAAGGCAACCAACCATCTTCAGCAGTTTTAACACGATATGTTACATGACCTTTTGTAGATTTGATTTTTATGCAATCAATAGGCTGTCCATAAATTCCAGCGTAAGAATCTGAATTACTTTTATCATTTTTCTTATAGTTTTTAGAACTTACCTTATCTAACCAACTTCCATTTTTAATATGTGCTTGAACTGTTATTTCTCCGTATTCTGGTTTAGCTCTTAATCCACTAATCGCTTTGCCATATATGCCTGCATAACCTTCATTTGTATTGTCACACTTGTTTACTTCTGGTAGCCATTCATTTGTGTATGCCTGATAAGTGATTACTCCTGTGTAGTCTGGTTCAACTGGATTATCATTTGTTGGTAAATCTGCATTTATATATGCTGTAGGATTTATAAAGTTATCGTTTTTATCTCTTACTTCAAAATGTAAATGTGCTCCAAAACTATGACCAGTATTTCCCATACGACCAATAATCTGTCCTCTTGATACTTTTTGTCCTACTTTAACTGTTACACTATTATATTTCATGTGTGCATATAGTGTGTAATATCCATTATGCTTAATTTTTACATAATTACCATAAGAGCTCCCATATTTATCGTTTGTTTTATAATTATTTCTGACAGCTACGACCGTTCCTTCTGAGTGTGCTGTAATATAATCTAATGTATAACCTGTGCCAACTAAATCAATTCCATTGTGAACTCCTTTTTTAAATGCTTGTGTGATTACATTGCCTTTATTTTTAAAGACTCTACTCATCTTCTGTCACCTCGATTTCATCTTTTATCTCTTCAAAAATTTCCTCTGTAGGTTCTTTTACAAGTTTCATTACTTCAAATTCTTCATCTTCCATTTATTTTTCCTCCTTATTTTCTTTAAGTTGTGTTCCAAAGTAAAAAGCTATTATCATTAAATAAATTTCTTTTATATCGAAATTTCCTTTTAAAGCAAGTATTGCTACTACTATTGTTAATGCTAATGTAACTATACTTTTTACATTAATAAGTTTGGCTAACTTTTCCCACATATTAATCCACCTTTCTTTCTTTCATAATTTTTCCCCATTTAGAATGTATGTAACTGTTGCCACCTAAATCTTTAGTATAGTGGTCATACAACTCATATGCTCTTTCAATTTGGCATTCGTCTTTTTTAACTCCAGCCTCTATATCTGCTAAAAAATCAACTAAATAATTTCTTGCTTGTCCTAAATCAATATTGTCAATTTTCTTATTTATCGGTTCAAAGGTCTTTTTTAATATTTTTTGTATTGCTACAATAATTGTTGTTACAGCAGTTATTATTGATGCTATTAGAATTATTACATTGCTTATTTCTCCCATCTATATATCCTCCGAATCCTTAAACTTATCAATTGTCTTTAAGTAGGCATATGCTTGTTCTATTTTGAAATTTTCTTCATATTCTTTATTGATGTAATCTGTGTCTATGTATATATTCATAGGTTCTGCATTTTCAATAGCTGTTTTTTCTTCTTGTCTTTTTTCCTCTGATGTATAAGATGCTACTTCAATTATAGTAGATACATTAGTTATATTATTTATACTAACTATTCTGTGATAATTTACACTTACTCCATTATCTAATGTTATTTCTTTTTTTAATCCCATATATTTTCCTCCTTAACTCCATACTTCTACTTTTGTTATATATAATTTGTTTGGGTCAGTAGTATTTGCACTACCAAATTTAATATTTGCCTGTGTATTTCTTGATATTGTTATTGTTGTGCTATTTACTACAAACAAGGCAGAATTTAGCATTATCCATGAATCACTACTATTTTTTCTGACAATAGTTCCATAGGTAGTACAATTAGCATTAGAAACACCCGAAAAAGTAGTTGAACCATATTGCCCATCATCATTTTTATAAGATATTCTTATATTTTTATAGTTTGCTGCACTTGCTAACAATGTTACTGTTCCAGAAGTTCCAGATGCATTTGAATAAGCAACTGTGTGTTTAATCTTATTTCCATCTTCATCATTATAGGCTCTATTAGCAATTCCGTTAAAAACCTTACCTGTGTCGGAATTACTTGATACTGAAAATACAAGACCAAAGGCCTTATCATATATACCCCTTCCACTACTATTTGCAAACATATACATTCTATTTGCCCAACTTGTACCTACACCACATACAGCTTCTGCTCCAGGTCTTATAACATTTATAACTTCTGGGGATTGTATATTGGCTTGAATTGTAGAATAAGATATAAGCTGAAGGTTTGAAAGTGTTGACTGTGGTGTAACAGTTTGTCCCTTAAATGTAACGCTAGAAGTATATATGGTCCAAGTTTCATCATAATCAGTCCAAATATAATATTGTCCTCCACCTCTACACCAAAATACAGGTCTGCTACTATTTTCTAATTGTTGATAACTTACAGGCATAGTATTAGTGAATTTAAAATTATTTTCTAATATAATCCCATGTCCGTCTGTCGTTCCCCAACCAGCTGGTTCATTTAATAAATCTAAATTACAGCTAAATCCTTCACTATGTGTACTCCAAGATGGTTTTGTTCTAGAATTTAATTCTACTGCAAGTCTTAAATGACTCATACCACCTTTAGGTAAACCATATCCAACAACAGGGTAATAAGTATTCTGGTCTAAATTACTTAAATTAACTGTATATTTATATATAAGAGGGATTTTTTGTCCCTTACATAAAATATCTCCATTTATATTTACATCATTTTCACCTATATCAATAATTGGTAAACCTCTTGTAACAGTAGTGCTATATGTGTTACTCATAAAGTAATCGCTTAACACAAATTCAAAATTAAATGCTTCTGTATAGCTGAAATCTGTTCCTAGTTCTCCTGAAAAAGTAAAGTTGTTGCCAGTTCTTGTTGCTGTTACTATGGTGTATGAGCTCCAAGTTGTTTCAGTAGATTTTTTATATCTCCATTTTAACTCGAAACTATTAGTTTTCGCGCCAAAACTTCCGTTGAAACACAAACCTTGAATTTCTGCATTTATCGTATTTGAGGTAGTGCTTGGTCTAGTCAGTGCTACACCTGTTATAACTGGCTTTATATATTCTACTAATGTCTTAGTTACCGTAGCACTTGCTGATAAACCTCTACTATCAATACAACTCAAATTAAATGTGCCACTATCAACTGAATTTATAGTTGATGTTGATGTTGTTTTTGTTTGGCTACCATTTACAACTTTTACTGAAGAAATTGTCGCACTATTTTTTGGTGTTGCTGTTATGACTACTTTTGCATTACTGATATATCTAATTAGCTTGTTTTTATCGCCTGTTGCTTGAATTGCTGATGTATTTGTATCTTCTATTGTTGCACTAATTGAAGGATTACTGTTAATAACAAAAGCGTTAAATGTACAAGTCGATGTTCCTATCAAAGTATCCCCTGAGTAAGTCTGACAAGTTATTGTTCCTTTGCTTGAATTAGTGTTTGGAATTTTTGCGTAAAAAGATGTTGGAATTGTCCAACCTATGCTTGTGTTAGCTGTTTTAGTAGCAATTGTTCCTGTTAATCCTTGAAAACTGTATGTAAGAGTATGAGTAAGTGTTGAACTTGCTCTGTTAATATTTATTGTAGTTGCACTTCCAATGTTTCCATCTGCACAAGTTACAGAGCTTGTTCTTGGAATTGTCGGTAACTCTATTGTTTTGCTTATGCTACCATTTGGGTAATAACTACTCAATTTTCCATCGAAAGAAAATGTTATAACAATTGTTTTTTTACCGTCTGCTGAATGCGAAATTTCTGCATTTGGATTTATATTCAATACTTTTTTATACCCATTCGAGTCTAGATCATACTTAGGATTTTTAGTTATTGAATATAAATGACTTCCACTTGTTTCCTTAATTGAAAAGACAGCACTTGAGGTACTGTTATATGGATAATATGAGCTGTTATTTCTTTTTACATAACCTTGGACACTAGTAATAATTGTTTTATTTGTTGCTATGTCCTGTGAATAGGTTACATCTATTTTTAAATTAAATCCCTTTGACGGAGTTCCTATATCTCTATTGAAACTAATTGTTGCCATCCTATCCTCCTATCCAGTGAATATGAGTTCTTTTCTCACTATTTACAGTTGTTTTCATAAGTTTTAAATACCCCATTTCCACTTCACCTGTTGCTTTTAAGTCCGCTGTTTCCATACCATCTTTGTCGTATTTCGCTATCTGTTTTCCGTATGCATACATATAAGTACCAGCATTGTTCATAGTTGTGCTAAATTCACTATCAGACTTTCCTACGCTAACACCAGCCTCGTTTATATCAACAGTTGTGTTTTTTACAGACTTTACACCTTCATTGTTTATTTGGTCTATTTGCACTTGCAAACCTTGTGCAGTAGTTGTTACAGTCGTTTGTTGCTGTTTTATAATATCTATATCGTCTTTTAGTGTCTGGTTTTCGGCTTCGATTTGTTCGGCCGTTAGATAGTCATTGTTTAGTCTAGTTGTCGTTTCAGTTACTTGTGAAGATATTTGTCCTAAATTTGTGGATATTTCAACCGTCCTCTCCGTTATATCATTGAAATTATTGTCTATTTCTTCTTTCATAGAATCTACATAATCAATAGTGCTATATGATACTTTCTTCTTCCAGTCGCTTTCTTCGTAGCCCTTTCTTCCAACAGTAGTAACTAATATCTCTCCTCTCTTTCCTTCCGGGTGGTCTGTATCAGATTGTAAAATCCACATATCTCCTGCATTATAGTTTTCTGGCTTTGTTAGATAAGTTTTATTCTTAGTTTTTGCTTCTTCTTTTGCTCCACTTTCTGTTGTCCAATCTTCGTCATTATATAATCCTATTGTTCTTGTATTTATACAAGTATAGACTATATTTCCATCTATCCAGGTATCTCCTTTATAATATGGAGGATTAGGTTTTGAACCATAGTTTCTGCTAACATTTTCATACTGAGAACTAATTTTCTCTTCAGCACTTGATAACCTTTTATTTAGATATCCTAGATTAACTGAATCTTCATCATATTTAGGCTCTCCCATCTTAATCTCCTTTATAATAACTTCCTACTGTGTAAACAACGAATATAGAATTAAAATTCATATTCGTTGTTTCTTTGTTTTCTATATATAAAGAAAAGAAAGAAAGTTTTTTAGCTTTCTTTCTTATTATTGTTGTTTTTGGATATGTTGAATTTGCATATACTTTAGATAACACTTGTTTGTCTCCATTTCTTAATCTATATCCTATATCTAATTGTGAATTTGTAGGGTTACTTGATATAGCAACCCTTTTTATATTCTTCTTGTTGGCTATATTATTTAAATCTAATATAACAGAGTTCCATTCCGCTTCTACATTTTTTGTATTATCTTTAAATCTATTTTCATCGCTATTATCTCTAAACTTACATATATTTCCGTATTTATCTCCAAAATACAATTCATTATTCCATACAAACCATATTTTAACTGGTAAATTAGTCCAATAAAACCATTCGTATTGATAATTACTATATTTTGAATTACTATTAGTCGTTTTGAATCTACTGTCTGCTACATAAACATGGTCGTTAATTGCTAAATAATATTTTCCGTCATTTGATATTCCTACTGCGTTCTTTAAATTAGGTTCTTGCTTCAATTTTGTATCAATGTAGTAACTCTTATGATATACATATATTTCATCTGTTAAAGTTGCTGTATTTAATGCAAATACCCCATTAGATGTTAGTATCAAAGGTTCATTTATTAATGTATCATGTGCGTAATTGCTTATATTTCCCTCACCTTTTACACTGCCTTCAATGTTAAACTTTTCTTCACTATTAAATGTTGCGTATCCTATTCTAAACAATGTCGCATCTGTATCTGATACATCTTTTAATGCTGCCATTTTCCCATCGTTCAATCTAACTAATCCTGTTAGTGGTACAACTTCTAAACCTGCTACAATTGTATTGTCTGCTGGTATATAAGTAATGTTATTAATATGCGAATAACTTATTATATTTGGCAAATCTGGGTTTCCTGCCATAAATACCCTATTGTTGGCTCCTGCATATCCATAGAGGAGCATCATATTGCATTTGTTAATTTGAGCTTTATTGCTCTCAATTATTTTTTTATATTTAATTCTTACATTATCTTTATTATCTATTACTGGTTTTCCAACTGCTGAACTAAATATAACTTGTCCTTTACTTAAATCTACCCTATAATCTCCATCATTTACTTTTTTTATAACCCATTCAGCATTTTCATTCAAAACTTCTACTAATTCTACAGATGTTATATCTGTATCGTCTAATTGATATGTTGTATCAGTTTCTGTACTTGTAAATAAATTGATTCTACTGTCTGACATTAAATTTACTTGCTCATAAATTTGACTTGCTAATCCATTAGGAGCTCTTGCTATTCGTGTTGTAGGAATATATCCCATTTCATCTAAATATTTAACTTTATTAGTACTTTCTAATAAATCATATACTACTGCTCTATTCCCATCTAAAATAAGCAATTTTGAGTTAATTATAACTCCTTGCGATATAGTATTCGCTAATCCTGTTAATATTTCTGTATAGCTACTGAAGTCTGTTTTCATTTCATATAGTTTAGTACCACAATGCACAATAAAAAATTCTCCCGACACAGTATCTACATTCCATATTCCATTAATGTTAGCTTTTTGTCCCAAGTAAGCTAACACTTTATATCCGTTTCTCTTTTCTATTGTTCCATTGTTATTTATAAAATTATATCCTCTAGGACTTCTTCTTTTATCTATATCTGATATTGAAGAGCTGAAATCTACACCCAAAAATCCTGTTAAATTTGCTTCGTATGTTGTTGGACTTGAAGGAACGTTAAAGTTTGCCATACTAATATACCTCTTCTATACTTTCTTGATTTTCTACATTGATATATAAATCTTGTAATCCTACTTCAAATTCATTTCTGTATGCAGTCGCCTGTGATATATCATCATCTTTATATAATTGACTAGCAATATATAAAGGAATTAGCACACAAGCTTCTTCTGGTAGTTCTATTTCGTAAGCATCTTTTGTTGTACTGTCTATTTTTGTAATACTCGTTTTATTATATTTTTTATTTTCTTCGTCATACTTGTACAAGTTCATTACATATGGTTTTATTCTTTGTATTGCTTCATTTGCGACTGCTGGCATAGCACTCAAGTACCATTTACAGTCATCATCATTTCTTAATTCTGTCAAATTGTTTACAGTTATAGGCTCATCTTTTGCGAACATCTTTTGTAGTGATATTATTTGTATTTCTCCCCAAGTCATATTTTCCTCCACTTCTGCTAGAATCGAACTAGCTTATTCCTTTTAAAGTGATATATTAGGCTAGATTATACTAGCCCTGCATTTCTTAATTGCTCAAAAACTGGTCTTGTTACATCAGTTTCTTCGCCTCTTACTATTTTTGCATATTTTTCATTAATACCTACAATGATTTCTTTATCCTGTGGGTTTAATTTATCTATCGGAATCAATATTTTAATTGTTTCTTCGTTCTTATTCTCTTTTTCTGTTTTCTTTATTTCTTGTTCAATTTTTTTAGTAGCCATTTTTTCTCCACCTTTCTTATTCTCTTTTTCTGTTTTATAAAAATGAAGGGGCTTTTACGCCCCTGTGTTAGGCTTTTACACCTGTTTCAACTCTTACTAAAGCAAGAGGTTGAGTAATAACAGCTGTAAAACAGTTTTTCCAACCAACACTTGCTCTTTGGTTTAATGGATCTGAAGTACCTGCAGAACCGTTAGGTTTTACTATAATTTCAGGCTTTCCTGCTCCACCTTCTAGGTCAACACATGCATAAGCATCTTTTCCATATGCGTACGCAATATGTACAGCTATCTTTGTGCTCTCTGCTGAACTATTAACAACAGATAAGTTAGTTGTCTCAAAGAATTTCATACCATGCATTTTTCCAAGTTCGCCTTTAACCATTTGTTCTGGTTTTGCATATTTAGAAACATCAACCCATGAACTATCACTCATTAAATCATAAGCGATGTCTGGGTCAACTTGCATGTGATAGAAGCCATCTGCAAATCTTTTAGCATTTGCATTTTTTAATTTTCTTACAATTTTTTTGATGTCTTCTGCAGTTAAATTTTTAGTTGTAGCAGATTCTAATCCTGCTCTTGTTGTTGCACTTCCAGCAAAATACACATTTGTGCCTCCAGCAATCGCTGTTTGAATACGAGTATCGACAACATTTCCTGCTTCTTCTCCAAGTAATTCTGAGGTTTCAGTAATAACAGGGTCAATACCTGTCATTTGAATTAAGTCAGAAAATTCTACGAAGTCGCCTTCTTGTGCAACAGTTGCTGTTACTGTTGTAATATTTAAGTTGTTTCCGTCTGGTGTTTTACCTTCTGTTAAAGAAGATGTTGGTGCAGTTAATGAATTAAATTTTCTAAAATTCATTGTTCTGCCTGAATTTTTAGGTAATTTTTTCTTCATTGCATCCTTATAAAAGTTTAGTTGTGGTAATAATCTTGTTAATAGTGTTTTCTCATAAAAAGTCTTATCCTCTGCTGATAATTGATTTTGGTTTGTTACATTTGTTATAACTTGTGTTTTTGTAGCCATTTTAATTTCCTCCCTTATTTTTAATTTTTTGGCATTAAAAAATAGCTACTTATCTTGTAAGTAACTATTTTAACTCGCCGTCTTTGGCTTTTTGAATATATTTCTCAAATTGTTCATTCGACATACTGTTCCAGTCTAGGTCTTGAACTTCTGTATCTTCAATTGCACCTGGTGTAGTCGAATTATTAGCTACAATTTGCTTTGCTGTATCAACTGATTTCTTTTCAAACTTGCTTATGAATTTTTGATAGTCTTCATATATTTGTGCTAGTGGCACAGTACCTATCTTTCCATTTGCAAAACTATTAAAGTCCTCGTCTTTAGTAAGCTCTTGTAGCTTCTCAACTGAATATTTATCAACAAAATCTTTAGTATCATTTTGATACCAAATCTCTTGTTTGCTTTGTTCTTCAGCTTTTATTTTTGCTTCAGCTTCTTTTCTAGCTTTGTCCTTTTGAAGTTCTCTATAGCCTGTTATAGGATCTTCTCCTTTTGAATCTAATTCATACATATCTAGGTATTCTTGTACATCGTATTCGTCTTTAATGGTTTGACCTGTATAAGGATTATTTCTTCCTATATACGATTGTACCTTACCTTGATTCAAGCCTTGCTCATACGCTTCTTTTCTTGCTTGCTCAATCTGCTTTTTAGCATCTTCTTGAACTTTTCTACGAATACTTGCATATTTTGCATTTTCTTCATTAGATTGCTTTTCTGTCTCTTGTTCTTCTTGCTCTTCTACCTCTTCTACTTGCTCTGTAACTTGTTCAGAAACTTGCTCAGTAGTTTCAGTTTCATTAGCAGTATTTTCAACCACTTCTTCTTGTTCAGCGACTTCAAGATTGTTTGCGCTTTCATTTACTTCTTCTTCCATAAGTATCCTTTCTATTATGAGATTTTTACGCTATTCACTGCGAATTTATATAAAAAAATAACTCTGTAGAGAGTTACTGTTTATATCGTTGTTTATTGCCCTGCATTTGCAGATACTGGTGTTTCAGCTTGTTGAATTATTTGCATCACATACTGTAATATTTGTGGGTTTTGTGCTATTTTTTGACTTATTTCAGGTGGTAATAATTGTTTCTTTCTTATTTCTTTTAGTTTAGCCTTAAATGGCATTGCAGTATCTGGATATAAATCTATATAATCATCAAATGTTATATCTCCTCTTTGTAATGCACTTTCCAACAAATTAATAGATAAGCTTTCAGAATATGCACTTCCTGGTCCAACGTCTACAGTTGTCTCAAAGTCTATATTTCTATACATCGCTCCATTAAACACATTGGTTTCTGCATTGTTATCTTCTTCTACCATATACTCCGTATCAAAATTATAATAAGCCTTAAAGAATTGTTCCCACACTCTTGCTATCTTTTCGTGCACTCTCCAAAATCTCTTTTGAATATCTTCAATAGGTACTTTAGCTTGTGTTTGTAGTGCTACTATAGCACTACCACTCATATTCTTGCCTAACACTTCTCCATTTGCAACTTCTGTTGCTCCTGTAACAACTCTTGTTACCTCTAATAACTTGTCTGATATAGTTATAGGCATACTACTAAACGCTGGTGGATTTAAATACTTAATTCCATTAAACATTGGGCTATAATCTGTTATTACTTCTCCTGGTTTATTTGTTATCGTTTTGCCTTGCAATGCTCTCGGATGTAATATAACCTTGGGAAATCCCATATTTTGAGATGCCATTTGCATCATTGCATAATTAAAGTTAATAGCTTTTTGCGTAGGGATAAGTTGTTCTACTTCTCCTATACCATAAATGCTTTTTTCTCTTTCCTCGTGGTTTCCTACCACAATAGGATATAATGACATCTTATATTGAGAATGTTCTGGTTTATCTATATCAACTGCCTCGTTGTCTTCGTTCGTCTTATCTTCTTCATCTATATCTAACTTAACTTTTGTCGCATCTGGCGTTAATGGTGTTTCAGGTTGTACTATCATATTTTTACAACTTTTAATATAATATACTTCCCCATTTTTCCTGAAATATCGTGTAAGCACTGTCGCATATTCTTCTCCGTCTTGCTCTTCATAATCGTAATTTCTCTCGCTGTCGTCATCAGATGTTATTAGTTCTATTTCTGTTTTGCTTATTCCATTTTTCTCTGCTATCTTTTTAAGTGTTTGTACATTCTCTCGACTTTGAATAATAATCCACTTTTGTTTTTGCTCGTCTTTTTGCTTTGGATTAGCAAATACGATGTTTAAACAGTCTATTATTTGACCATTTAGCCCACCATCAAATTTTGCCATTCCAGTTGTGCTTTCTCTATCCCAGAAGTAATGAAACACATAAGTTCCTTTTTTAAGCCCGTCTAATATTGCTCTGTCGTCTAAGTCTTCTTGTTTGATTTCCTTTCTAATATGATTAGCAAAACTAGTAAAAGCACTAGCTCCCTTAGTTGCTATGTCTGACTGATCTTGACTATATACTAATGGTTTATATATTGTTGATATTTTACTCGATAGGATATTTGCTTTTTTACCATTTACTATATATTTTATAATGTTGATTACCGGCCTTGGCATATTTTTTGTTTTCTCAGTTGCTTGTGGCCATTGCCTTCCTTCAAAGAAATCTACGTTTTGTTCACAAGTTTCTTTTAATCTCAATTTCTTTTGATAAGCTAAACCTTGTTCCCAGTCGTTCCATATTTTACTTGCTAATTCTTCTCTAGTCATCGTTACTCTCCTTTCACTTCTCCAGTCATATACTCGTCATATATATTTGTTTCTTGATTTGTTTTTTCTGGACCGTTTAGCCATTCATTGAAAATCTGTTCTGCTGATGCTTGTTTTTCTGTTGCTTCTTTCTTGTCTGTTTTCTCAACAATTGTTTTGTATATAAATGGTGCTATTCCTAACACATAACCTACTACTACTGCTATTAATACCATATATCTTCATCCTCCTCTTCTGTTTGTAATTCAAAAGGTAACTCTTGTTTTTTTGGCATAAAAATAGGCTCTTGTGTCCAATAAACACAAAAACCTCTTATTGCATCCACCGAATGTGTTAATTCGTGTGGTTCGTTTGCTATATCTCCAATTCTTTTCTCATCGTGTTGCACTTGTGGCAAACATCTTATTAAGTTCTTACAAGTATTAAATATCTTTAATTTAGCTGTCATACAACCTTGTTCATCTTTGTATGGTTTTAGCCATTCTTTCATTTGTAACCAACCCTGTATTCTATCATTGTTTGTTTTATATAGTGTTATGTCTCCCTCTTCAAATATATCTGCTGTGCTTTTTCCCGTTTCTTTGTGCCTATTCCATAAATCTGGTGGTGCTAAATACAAATATATTGATTCGTTTGTCATTTCTTTTATTTTATCTCTAGCTTGTGATACTAATAAATTACTTTCGTAGACCTCTCTAAACACATAAGCATTATTGTTATAGTCTACTGCTATCCAGTAACCAGCCAGTTTATCTAGTCCATAGTCCATAACAAAATAGATATACCAGTCTTTTGGTATTTTAAATGGTTCTATTACATGTATTTCTCTTTTAAATTCTGTAAAGAATTGTCCTTCAAATATATCCCAATCGCCATAAAGCATTGCCTTTTTTCTATCTTCTGGTAAACTCTCTAATGCTTTTACATAGTCAGGATCATTCTTCATTATATATTCATTCTCATAAACTAATGCTGGAATAAAGTTATATTCTTCTGGATTTTCATTTTCTGTATAATCTCTATCTATAAATAATCTTTTTACCCATGCATGTCCAACTCCACCAGGATTACAAGTCAAATACATTCTTGGCTTAATTTGTTTTTTACATTGTCCTGATAATCTGTTGCTTTCTTTCAAACAGTTAAATTGAAATTCTGTAAAATGTGTTGCTTCTTCCATAAATATAGCTTCATAAGCTTGTCCTTGATATTGAAGTACATCTGCTTCATTATCGCAATATCCTAATACAATTCTACTACTATTAGGAAGATCAAACACCTTTTCTTGCGATTTATATTGTGCTATCTTTTCATTTTGTTTACACTTTAATTCTTTTTGCAATGGCATTACATGATTTTCTCTAAGTTCATTTAGTGTTCTTCTTAAAAGTAATATTTGGATACCTGGATAATATAATGCTAACAATACAGCTTTTATCCTTGCTACATATGACTTGCCTCCACCTCTTGCACCACCATAGCAAGTATATTTTGCTTTGCTTTTGCAAAATTCTTCTTGCTTTGGATACAATTTCGGTACAATATATTCCATTATTGCGATAATTCCTCTACTTTCTTATCCATTTTTATATTTATATCTGTATTTGATGTGCTTTCTCCTTTGGCCAATGCTCGTTTATCATACATTGTTCCTATTGCTACTGCCAATTCTTTTAAACTATACAACTGCATTCCTGCTATTTTAGCTACTAATGCTTTTTTCTTTGTCTCGTTCATTTCTTTTTTATCTGTCATCCATATCTCATCGATTATTTCTTCTAACTCATTTTCATATTTTGTTGCTAAATCTATTCTTTGTTCCATTAAATTTGTTGCCTTGTTTATTATTCGTGTAGCTGTTTTCACAAATTCTTCCTTTTTTTGTATGCATAGTTTTGTAAATTCTTCTTTGTCTTTATTCTCTTTATATATTTTTTCTACCGTCTTTACAGGTATATTTAATTGTCTTGATGTTTCATTGAAATTGTTCGTACTAAACATACTTATCATTATCTTATATATAGTTTCGTTGTCTGTTTTCTTCCCTTTTGCCATTCTTCCCCTCCATATCCGCACAAATCTCAAAGTACACGCACTTCTCACATTGCTTTTCTCCTTCAACGACACACTTTTGTCTCTTCTTTTTTGTGTATGCTTTCTTTTTCTTATACTCTTCATCTATATAAGACGCTATTATACTACCTCTCATCTAAATACCTCTTTTGTGTTTTTATTATGCTCTATGTAGTGATATGGGTAATGATAAGGCTTATATGAGAAGCTATCTCATATCATTTAAGTTCTAAGCCAACACAGCCTAGCTGTTCTGAACTGTTTGGAAGTTTATCTCTTGTTTTCCCTGTGTCGGAATCAGAGTAAAACCTTTATGCTCCCATTGCGATTTTATATCACTACATACAACATAACAAAAGAAGCATATTATTGGTATGCTTCTTCAGGAACTCTTTCTACTGCTTGGTAGATGAGTAATTATCTTTTATATGGCACATTTCTGTGTCTGCCCGCTTTTAGGGCAAAGTTTAAGGAGCTAGATTTCTCTAACTCCTTCTTTTACAATTATAATTATAGCACCTCAAAAGCGAAATTAAAAGGAAGTTTTTGCGAAATTTTAGCGAGGTTTTTGCGAAGTTCTCATCCTTCTCCCACATTTATTACTTCTAACATGCTATCTAGTGCACTATCTCTGTATACTTGTAATTGTTTTATTGATTTATGTATTTCAAAGTTATCAAAATATGCTTTCTCTACATAGTTCCACTTTGATTTTTTCATATAGTATTTTCTAATAACAAATTCTTCGTCTTCTGATAATTGATTTAGCATATTTTCGACTCGTACTATTTTTTGATCTAGTTCTAGTTTAATATCTTGATACTCTTTTACTTTTCTTTCTAGAAATGCCCTATCTTCTTTATTTATATGGTATTCTTCTTTATGATAGTTCATTGCTGTATTAGCGACTTTATCAGATACTTTATTCGTATTGCTATGAAGTGTATCATAACCATGCCCTGCTAGTTGCATAGCTTCTATTATCTCTTCTGGTGTATCTTCATATACAGTTCCTGCATAGTCCAATCTTTTATTATATTGTTCTAATTTTAACTTCACTTCTGTTAATTTCGCTTCATTTTTAGGATGCTCTATTAACATATTTTCAATATCTTCTTTAATATATTGCATCTTCTGTACCTCCTACAAATATTTTTTTAGATCTTCTTTTCTGACTGCTAATGTTAACTTGCCTAACTCAAAACTTATAACTCCATCTTTATCTAATATCTCAAACTGCTTTTTTACTATTGTATCTCCATTTATCATAACCATTTCTATTTTATCCATTACGTGTACCTCCAGATTATCTGATTTCTTTTGCTTTATTTTCAAAATATTGTTTTACTTCTTCTTTATCTTTAAAATATCTATTACATTCCATCTGGAAGCCATCTATATCTTCTGCCATTAAATCTATTATTTTATCTTTTTGTCCTAGTTCTTGTTTTTGCCATTTCATATATTCAGCTTTAGTTCTATCTAATTCATCTCTCATTTCTCTTACTTTTTGAATTGGAATATAGTTTTTATTTATGTACTGTTGTGTTTTCTTTATGTTCTCAAACGGCGTATTTCCAAATAATTCTTCAAATTCTTCCTCGTTCATTTTATTTCTCACTTTCTAATAATTCTTCATAAACTTTATTTTTTTGATATAATTCATGAATTAAGTCTCCGTCATTACTAATATCTATAATTTCTTCATTTTTTCTAATCTTGTCTTTTACTTTTTTAATATAGCTTTCTTCTCCGTCTTTAAATCCTAGTTGATATATTCCTGCATTGTCTAATATTTTTTCATTTAATTCTTCATTCTCTTCTTGTAATTGTTTTATGGTTCTTCTAGTTAATGTATTATCTCCTGCTAATTCTTCAAGATATGCTTGTGCTTCCTTATCCAAGTTTCTACATCTGTTATTTAATTCTTCATTTTCTTTTCTTAATTCTTTATTCTGCTGTGCTAAGTCAATTCTATCTGCATTTGCATAATCTAATTTATTTTGTAATATATGTGTATCTTTATCCCATTTTGCTCTTAATTCTTCATTCTCTTTCTTTAAGCTGTTCACTTCTGTTCGTAGCTGTTCATTTTCTTTTAATAGTTTTTCTATTAGATTTAATATTGTTGTTATTTGTTTTATTGTTTCTTTTCCATGCTTTACTTCAATCTCTTCGTCAAATAACATATTACTTTCATCTATCGTTGCTCTTAAATTATAAAAAAATTTAATTGCTTTCTTTTCTTCCTCGTTCATTTATTCCTCACTTTCTTTAATTCACGAATATTATTTTTATGTGATATGTTTTGTTGTCTTAACAATTCATTCTCTTTTAATACTCTTTTATAATCTGATAAAATATGTTCTAACATTCTTGCTAATTCTACAATTTCTTTATTGTAATATCCGTGCCAGCCATTTTCTTCTTGATACTCTTTATCTGTTTTTATAGAATTTATAAAATGTTCCGCATTTTTTATATATTCTTCTATACTATTTTCCATGCTACCGACATTTGTGTCGTTACCATCACTATTTTCTTTCACTTTTTCCCTCCTCGTAAATCTTTTCTGCTTTATTATAATCAATCATAGTTAATACTGAACACATAGTTTCGTAAGACATTTCATTGATTTCTTTATCTGTTTTACCTAATTTAATACCTTGTGGCATTACCATAGAGTTTCTTATAACCATAAATAATGCTAATTTATATTTATTTTTCATTTTATTTAATTCTTCTTCTTTTTCTTTCACTTAAAACACCTCCT